GCAACGGCTGGCCGCGAGTTTGCGCCTGCTCAGGAATAAACCCGGCAGCAAGCGTTGCATCAGGAGGGGCGGAAACATTGGTTTGCCCGTCTGGATAATTGATGGTTGATTCTGCAAATGTTGGCATTTTTAATAAAGGCCAGTGAGATGATAGCCAGATTCTATCACGGTATCAAAATTGGGAGAATTAATTGCAAGCCATGCAGAATCAACATCAAGGCCAAATCCACCAACATCCAATTCGGCGGGAGCAATACCGCCTAGCCTTGCGCCACTTGATACGGTGGTTGTTTGAATCTGCATATCCGCATTATTTGCCTCAAAATAATCGGCATTTGAATTAACGAACAGTTCGGCAGGCGCAGATTCTTTTGCGAATCGGAATGGCGATGCGCGGCCATATGAAACCATTACAGGAACATCAGAAATGGCCGCAGGAGAAAGACCCTGCATTGTTTGCTGCAAACCAACAGGAATAACCGGGCCGCCAGTAAATAGAATGGCGGTGGCCGGATATTGCTCCATGTATTGAATATCGTCGGGCTTCGTCAGATAACGCAACCCCTTGATTAAATCCTCCGGCGTAGCGTCTGACGTATTGACGAAAATACGAAACAGAATAGCATCGCGGTATGCCTCATCGTCTCGGCCAGCGCGAGGCTCACCGACAATATATCCACACCCGTCAAGCTGCTTGCCAACTGCTGTCGCAATCCATCTATTATTGCGGAGTTCATCGGCCAATGCCTCGTACTCAGAAAGCGGTGCAACCATAGCGCCGACAACCGCCTTTACTAGCGGCTTCTCCTGAAATTGGTTAGTCAGCCTTCCTTGACCAATGGCGACGTAATCAAGCATCTTTAGATACCAGTAACGACAACGCGAGAAGTATCAAACACGGCAATCTCCGCGCGGCCAATTGCGATATTGGTCGAGACATAAGACGGAGTTCCGCCGGACGTTGTTGTAATGGCTGCTGTAATTGTCATGGACGCAATACCTGGGACGCCGCTGTAAATTGGCCCGTAAAATCGCTGAATAATAATGTCGTCATTAACTCCAATATTCGCATTGGCGTAATCAACAACGGCCTGCTTAATTGCAGCAACGGCGGTGACAGGTAGCGTTTCTTCAGTGTCCAGTGCCGTTACATCAACCTTTATCCAGGCATACTTTGTTACGGGCCGACTAAAGCTAACAAGCTGCGCATCCCCTGAGCTATCCTGGACACTGATGGAAACGTTGCCGTAAGTCTCAATTCCTGCCGGTTTAGTCAGCCATAGCTGATTGGCAATATCGGAATCGGCCCCGCCGATAACAACTGTTTCAAACGACTTTGCCGGAAGCCCGTCAGAAGTCGTTACCATAGTGCGGTTTTCATAAATCCTGACGCTGGTAACAGAATCAACCTCTGCCAGCATTCGCGCCTTGATGGATTCAACCGTGGCAGAGCCAACGGCGCGGACGGATGTGGCATGGCGTGCGCGGAGTTCGGTATCCGACTCAACATCACGGCCAGTAGCGCCAGCCTTTAAGTTATAGACACTATCCCAGCCATCAATCGGCGTATCAATGCTTGAAAGTGCGCCAATCGGACAGGGGAAGTTGCCGTTTTGTGTGGCGACGAACACAACCGGTGAGCCGCGCTTGGTAATATTCAGCTTGGCATCTACTGTAATGGCGAACGGCGACTCGCCATCGGCAGCTACAATCCGCAGCTTTTCTCCAGTAGCTGTCGCAGTCAGCAGAGAAGAATTGATTAGTGCGGCAAGCCCAGCAACAATCTCAGTCTTTGTGGCGCTTGCACCGCTGGTGTAAGTAGAAGATGCCCCTCCGGCATAGATGTTGTAGGCCGTGGAATCAGCAACCGTCACAACCTCGATTTCAACATCCAGCGCGTTGGCTCGGCTGATGATTACCTCGGAAGTGGAGGAATATTGAATGTCAGAATGAGCCAGGGCGTTGATGGGAATTACAGTGCCTTCCACGCCGTATGCGCAGGCTGTGACGACCGTCGGAGCAGCAGGGATGCGAGACAGGCCAACAAAGGCTACAGCTCCATCCAGGCTCGTTCCTTCAGCGCTGTACGGATACATGGCGTCATAGGTGTTTTGTAGCGCCTCGTACGAGTTATCAACTCCCTCCGCCCAAATACCCTCAAGCTGGCCGATAACAGAATCAGGAGCCGTATTGACCGGGCCCAGCGCGTCAGTCATGCGCTGGTCGTAGTCCTGCTTAATGGCGGGAAGTCTGGGGCGGTCGAATCCGTCTGATGTTAGGCTCATGTATTAACTCGAATAAGTCCGTATGGGGTTTTGCACTCAAAATCCACTTTTAGCGAACGAGTGCGCCTGTCAAATTGGTATTTGAAACTTTCGATTGATTCAACATCGGCCACTTCAAGAATGGATCGTTTCATGGCAGCAACAGCGCCATTTAACGAGACGCGCTTGCCGAGAATTTCATCAATATAAGGAGTGCCGAACTCTGTATCTAAAAACCATTCGCCTTGCCAGAGTTTCAACTTAATCAATAACTGCTGACGAACTCGATACGCGCCTTTAATGACGCACAAATCCAAGCCGCTAATGGCTAGATCATTTGTTATTTGATCGAGTGCTAAATCATTCATGTCGTGATTATATTACGAAACGCCGCCAGTTGTGCCGCCACCTGGTTGCACTCCGGTATGAGTATGGCTATCGCTAATATTCTTTCCGTTGCTGGTGAGAGTGCCAACGAAGTTAATAGCGCCAGTAATCAGCGCGGAAACTCCGGAAGTTGTGGAGCCGACCATGCCATTCAAGAAAGTGAATAGGTCATTTACCGTTACTTTCCCTGTAAATTCATTAGTCGGCGCGATTGTCTTTGTCCCGCCTGGAGCATTCACTTCCATGCGGCCATCGGCAGTCAGCTTGATATAAGCTGGCCCGAAGTACATCACCATGTCGTCATTATTGACGCCTTGCGAAGCCTGGATGTTTCCAGAGGGCACGGCATAAGCGTCTGACAAATCAAAGCGCCGAATATCGCCAGTGCCATCAATGGCTTGCTGAGAAAAGACAAGCAGAACCTTATCCCCAGGCTTCACTGGACCCTTTACGCCGCATTGCCCGCCGTTGAAATTAGGCCAGCGAACTGGAACATTAGGAATCACCGGAAACGGCAGGGAATCACCATCCAGATATTGCTTTCGGCCCACCGGTTGAACAGACGCCAGCCCGCCAGCGTAGGACGTTACGACGCCTTCAATAGACGTATTAACGTCTATCATCTCGTTGTGAATCAGCGAGCGAAGGCTTGAGAGGAAATCGTCGGTTACTTCTGCCATCTCAGATAAACCTTAAGCTAAGTTCAGAATACCAATCCTTGCCGAATGTATCCCCAACATGGACGAGCTTCTCAATCTTGAAAAAGTTATCAACGCCTTCGGCTTCTAACTTCACGATATCCCCAGGCTCTAGCGACGGTTGCAGCAGGCATTTCACCTTGTAGCCTTGAATTTCGAAACGCTCTTTAATCTCGCCGCTCTCGGTTTCTTTGTTGCGCTTGATGACGCCGGAGGTGTTGGTGCTAATGCCTTTCTTTGCAGCGGCCTTGTCGCTCATGGTCTTAGATTCAAGGCTTGGCGATCCGATCATCCCTGTCTCACCGGAAATGACAATTGCCGTACGTTTCAGAGTACCGCCCTTTTTCAAAACCTGTATTTCCTGATTCTGGATAGACCATTCGCACCCAAGATACTGGCATACCTTGGACATGGCTTCGCGGGTACGACCAACGAAAGAGAAGCCTTGCGGATAGGTCTTGTTGGCTATGTCAGGAGGAAGAGGTCGCACCGGCAGGCCGAACTTGGTCGCAATTCCATTCAAAACGGTGCCGCCAGTTGATCCAGGTGGGAAGCTGACGGAGAATTTCGAGTCTCGGTAAGCAATCATGCCGTCGTCTAGCTCGAACTCCGTTACCCAATCCACGCCGTCTCTGCTAGTCAGGCTGCGCCGGATGATCCCTACAAAGCAAGTCACCGGACCAACATCTTGGGAGTAGCCAGCCCGCAAAATGACGGCGTTGTTAGGCATCTCTACCAGACGGCGACTGTCCCGGTTGAGGTTGTAGATTTTCAGCGTCGAGTTGTTGAGCGTTTCGGATAGCGTCTTTTCGATACGGAACGAAAAGCGCAAGTCCTCGATAAGGATTCCCTTACCACCAGACTGCCCAACGATCAAATCGGCTACGCGGTCAAATGAAGGCATAAGCTATTGTAACTTAAACTTCAATAGTCATTGTCTATTATTGGCGAGGAGCAATCGGCACCGGATTGGTTACAGTCTCCGGGTCGTAGTAGAAAAGCCCGTATTGCCCGCCTACATCATCAAATCCAGGGCGATAGGTTAGGCCAGCGCGATTCAAAAAGTACAAGTCGCCTTTCATGCTCAATCGCGCAAAACGTTTCACCAAAGGATAGTTATTCACCATCTTGATATTTAACAAAATGGCGTCTCCGTCTCGGTAATAAATTGAAAGCGACCAATAGCCGAAACGCTCATTCCATAAGACGCGGAGCGTATATGGAACGCCATCAAGCGTAACATCCACGGTCTGGTCAGGTGCGCCAGCGATAAGGGGAATTTCTTGCAGGATCATTGTGAGAATATTCCTTTTAGAATGCCAGTGGATTTCTTAGGCGTTTCCGGCTCTTTCTTTCCGCCGTTCTTCTGAGGATCAGTTTTCCTTGCCGTGGATGCGTCTGATTTTTTGTCTGCCTTTCTACTAATACCAGGCGGCACATCAACGATTCTCGTATTGACGATCCTCACCTTCATAAACTCAATGGAAAACTTGATGGAATCGCCAACCTTAGAGTCGCGCGGCAAGTTAATGGACTTGATTGCCATATCTGTATAAATCTTGTAGCGCGTATATACAGTTACCAGCTTTCGGTCCTCTTTGATTTTCAGAAGCGCCTCAAATGCCGTTAATACCCTATCGTCGCCATTACTAACAGCCGAAATCGCCGCATCTGAAATTGCGGAATTGGTAATGACGCCGGAAATCTTGAGTTGATCCGGCAACGGCTGGATGTGGTCGGTAATTGGCGCTCCGAACTCCACAGGATTACTGGTGACTTCGTTCGTCCATTCGTGCACCTCATCCAGATTTACATCGAGGTCAATAGAAACCACCTCGGACGCAAAAGAAGTGATTGATTGACCTACATCAAGCAAAACCCCTACTGTCATTGTGCCTGCCCCATTTGCCGTGCCATTTGTGTATTGTCAGCCGATTTTACAGCTTGAACCGTGGCCGATCTAGCCGCATCGGCAGTTTCTTTCGTGGTTCCGGGCGGCAGCGTTTGATTCACAGTCACGTTTTGAGTAGAGCCGCCACCAACACCCGGGACGCCAGAAGGCGATGCGGCAGCACCGGCAGCCGTGGCGGGCGTCACATTAACTGACGTTTCAGTTCCGAGTCCGACAAGCGACTTTGCCTTTTCCCAAGCAGATTTAAGCCCGGCGAAGAGGTTATCCCAGGTAAAAATGCTTTTGATGTATTCCCAAAACTCAAGCGTATTGGTTTTAATCTTCTCCCACATGTCGGAGAAAATCTGGATTACCTGATCATGGAAGATTCCGAAAGCCAGCCAGAGCCCCATTAGAGCCAGAATAATCAGCATGATCGGGCTAAGTGCAGCAACCCATGCAGCAGCAGCAGCGATTCCGAATGCGATGACAGCGCCAGTCAGTGCAACAAGTACAATTTTCACTGTATTTGCCGCAACAGAACCTGAATTAAGCCATTCCACGAAGTCGCCTAAAATTGATTCTCCGCCTGTAAAGAACTGATAAACGTCCTCTATAACAAGCCCTAGCAACATTAGTCCAGCGACAAGCAAACCAACTGGAGACAGAACAAGTGCAATTCCGCCAGCAATCAACCCGAATACAGAAGGCGCAAGCGCGGCAGCAAGCGCGATGCCGAAAAACTTAATCGTATTGGTGGAGCCACCGAAGAAATCCACAAGGCCATCAAGGCCTTTTTCAATCTTGTTGAATGCGCCTAGAAAGAAATCGGCAACCTTCGTTACTGTATGACTTTCTCGATTCAGCCTATTGATAAACTTTGACCACCTATTACCAATGATGGTCGTCGCTTGGTTCACCGTCATCGGCATTTGTTTGAAGCGTTCTTCAAACACAGTAGACATTTTCTTGACAGCCTCAATCACAGTCTTAGATGTGATTTTCCCCTCGCTTGCCAGATTCTTCATGTTTTCGCGCGGGATATTCATAGCAAGTGCAAGCTCATCCATGAACTGAGGCGCAGCTTCGGCCATAGCTCGGAATTCATCCCCCTGGAATACGCCAGAGCCGATAGCCTGCCCGAACTGGAGAAGCGCGGAGCTTTGTTCTTGTGCAGTAGCACCACCAACGACTAGCGCCTTGGTGATAGTGTCAGTGATTTGCAGGCCCTCTTCCTGCGTCTGGATGTACTTCTTCCCGGCGTTTTGCAGCTTGACATAAAACGAGCCATAAGCCTCAATAGACGAACGCGCAGCCGACGCCCTGTCCGCAACCGTATCAAAGGCGTCAGCGGCGCTTGTGATTGTCTGTGGAAGCATTCCGACACGGGCTTCCATAGACTGCATCTTGTCGGCGGTATCGGAAATACTTTTGATGGCGGAGAGCCCGACAAAAGCCGCCAACATCCCGCGTAGAGAATTGGCGGCGGCATCAGCGGAATTTTTGATGTTATCAACTTTTCTGTTGTAGCCATTCATCTTGGATTCATCTACTTGGAATCCGAGTTTTGTGACCAACTCCCGCACAATCATTTATCTCTCCTTACAAAAAAAGCCGGTTACTTCCCGGCTTTTTTCTCCATCATGTAGTGCTGATACTGTTCAAACGCTTGCGACATGTCGAGCAAGGCATTCAGCTTTAGCAGATCGTCAATGCCAACCAGGCCGCTTAAAACACCTTCCAGCGTACATTTACCAGCTAGGATCGGGCGCCATATCCACAACTCCTCTTCCAGTCCTTTTGATAGGTTGCCGACCCTGGAAAAATCTATTCCGTCACCGGTTGGCCGCCAGCGTTGTTTCCAAAGCGGGCCGCCAGATTGGAAAAAAAACCGGCAAAATTGAACTTCATCACCTCAAAGATCAGTTCGTAAAAGTCAGCCAGCCCGTCAGCATCGCCAAAGACTTTATCAATAGTCTGTGGAGAATCAATCTTTACGTTATCCGTCACGCTGGCAACCTGAGCCAGCTTAAACATCGGGATAACAATATCTGTAATCACAGATTCATCCAGCTTTTGAGAGATAACCTCAAAAGCGGAACTAACATCCATATCCATGATGTTTGCTGTTTTCTTGCCGTCGCCCGCAATCTCGCCAAGCACCGGCAGAATCAGCTTTTGCAGCTTTAGCAGAATGCCATTAGCTGCAAATGCGGCAATCTTGCTGGCTGCGTATTCTTTGTTGCCAATAATGAAAGTTTCGCGTGTGGTCATTTTTATCCTTTAGAACCAGTCGGTAACTGTTGCAACAACACTATCAAATAGAGAATTGCTATTGCTTCCGCCGATAACCATCATTAAATCTGCGCAATCAATAGTCCATACCCTATCTGATATTTCATCTGAAAAACTAATGTCATTATAACTCTTGATCCAGCTTTTTTCAGAGAATAAAACAGTTTTACCGGATAGGTCACGAATACCGAGATTAAACGGCTTATTGATTCCGTATTTTTCGGCAATTCCATTGGCGCTAAACCACTGGTTTGCCTCGCTGCTTGCCATTAATGTGATTTCAACCGTTCCGCTATTGGACGGGTTGCGAATGCGGCCAACCTCACCATCTACGCCGATGACCTTAAAATAACGGTCGTCATCATATTTTGCGGTAATAAAATCACCGGCAGTAAAGCCGGTGATGATATTGTCGCCAATAGTCACTATGACTTTTTCAGGGTCATAAGTGCCGTGGTACTTACCAGCTGGCATTAGCCATTGCCACCGTAGCTGATAATCAGATCAGCAGCTTGCAGCGTCCAGGTGCGAGAGCCAATTTCCTTGCCGAATGTCATATCCGGGGAAGTCTTAATCCAAGCATTAGAAGCAGCAGCAAACGAGCGGCCCGACAGATCGGCAATGCCGATGGGAATGGCTGGGTCAATGCCGCCGATTTGAGCCAAATTAAACAGCGCACTCAGTTCATCGTTTGCCGCACTAGTGGAGGACAGAACAATCTCGATTTCACCCATCTTGCTTGCTGTCTTAGAGCGGCCAACTTCACCATCAGCGCCAGCCTTGGCGGTATAACGGTCCTCGGAATACTTGACCGTCACAAAATCGCCGTCATCAAAACCGCTGACGATCACGCCGCCAACGGTAACGATAACTTTCTCGGCGGCATAAGTGCCTTGGTAATCACCAACTGCCATAAAAACCTCCTATTAATCCAGGCTATAAGCCAGAGCACCGGAAATGTTGGCAACGTGGATGGCGCCAGCAATACGGGCATTGAACTTGAAATAAACCACGCGGGAAGCCTTGATGGCGTCGTCAATTTCAGAATTGAGCGGAATAGTGACATTGAAGCCGGGAACGGGCTTTCCCTCTGCATCAAGTTCATCGGGCGCAATACCGCCAACGTTCTGACCTGTCCGCAGGGAAGACTTCAGATTGTTGCCAAGCAGTTGAATGCCACCGTCAGTGTATGGAATCTTATCCCGGTTAATCATCAACTGAACCATGTTGGTCTGGATCAGGTCTTTGAGATAGTCGCGGAATCGGATGATATCAATCCACTCGCCAGCAGCAACCTTGCCGGGATTGGTCAGCGCAATGGAAGGCTGGTAATACTCAAATGTGTTGCCATTCTTGCCAAAGATAACCGTGCGCTCGGTAGCGGTCAGCTTATCAGGAGTGACAGCAGCCAGACGCTTCAGCGCCCAGGTGTCGCCGCCGGGGGCAATCGTCAGAACGCGGGAAGCCCAGGCAATTTCAGGATATTGAGTGTTGGCGTTCTTCTGGTAGCTCCAGAAGGTTCGGTAATACTGGCTGTTCTTCAACAGATAGCCAGTATCGGTAGTAGAGCCAGCATTAGTGGAGCCAGCCTCTTGAACGGCCGTGCCGAAAATCTTTTCTTGCGTTTCAGTCCATGCGGCAGCTTCCAGGATGCGGGCCTGAGTGCGCTCAGTCAGGTGCAGACAATACCAAGCGTTGTCCTCGTTGCGAATGGCGCCAAGGTCAGTAGTAAGGGAATTTGCAGCAGCAGCGGGTGTAACATCGCCCCACTGAACCTTGACGAAACTTGTCAGCGGAACGATACCGCTAGTGAATACAAGTTCAACAACACCAGCGTCCGCAGTCGCAGTCACGCCAAGCGCAGCAGTATTGATGGCTGTGGCAAGCTGAGTGGCAATGGTGGAAGTGGTGGGCGAAGATGCGGCGGTAACACTGATTACAGTGGTTCCAACTTTCAGGCCATAAACCGCATTAGCTACGGCATCAACAGGTGCAATATTCACGCTGTCAATACTAAGACGGCCTACTTTCACCTTATTAGGATGCGGAGTCTGAGAGAAAACAGCAGACAACGCTTTCATCACATAGGGCGGCAGATTATCCGGGTTGTCAGAATCAAAGCTGGTGTAGGTGCGGACTCGCTCGGCAAAGGATGCCAGCGGGGCGGCAATAAGCTGGGTTCCGAAGTCAGCCCGCTCTACCGCAGCGGTATTAAGCGCAATCTGTACGCTTACAATGTCGTTTAGAGTACCCATCAAGGCATCCTATAAAGTGTTTATAAACAGAGACTATTGTACAACAAAAAGCAATTGTTAAATGCAATGACTATGGCTTTGTAACGTCAATATCCCAAGCACCTGAACTATTCTGCCCTGGCGTATTTGTTCCGTTTGATTCAATATTTGCAGTTTCAATAATGCCGACGTTATCAGTCTGGCGAGACTTATAGCGAACGAATACATCCATCGTCGCCCGCTTTTCAATTTGAGATTTATCTAGAAGCGCGGAAATATCTGTGACTGTCGTGGCGTCGAATGCAATCATTCCCTTCTTCTGGAACTTATCAATGACAGTATTCAAACGCAGCTTTTCGGCAACAGTTTCCAATGTTTGCGTGACGCTATCCGGCCCATAAGCCTGATACCGTTGGAGATTAACAGTGAATTCGCGATCCCCAACCACATCCTGAATTCCATTAACGTCAGGGTCGCTATAGTGGTCACGATTCACCATGCGGCGGCTTGTCACCTTCATGGCCGTATAAGGCAATGCAGGACGCGGCGCATTCTGATCCATGAAAATGAGCGTACCGCCGACTAGCGGCTGAAATAGCTCATAGATATCAGTTTCCAGGCTCATTTCGGCTCGGGCAGTTTCTCGGCCCATTCAGCGCCTTGCTGACGGCCTGCGGAAATATTGATAGCTTGCACCTGTGCAACTGCCTTTTCACGCGCATCAGGCCCTACGTAGCACTTGCTATTCTTTCCTTCGGCCTTCCAGCCTTTTTGCCCTTTGAATACGCACTGCATGAGTTTTGATGGCATGGTTATTGTCCAATAGGAATACGAATTGCCCAGTATCGGTAATGGCTGATCACCCCCATCTGAAAAGTGCCAGTAGATGTAATTTCAAACCAACTATCTTTCCAAAAGATGCGGTCAGGCTGCTTATCAACGCCATTATCTTCGGCAGTTGTCAAAACTTCAGACGTATATACCTTGATAATGTCTGAAATGCGGCGCCCTTGAGGAAGGTCTATCATATCCTCGTTTTTAAGCGGCTGAACCGTCGCCATAATGGTCTGCTGCACTTCTCCACCATCAACGAAAACTCCATTGACGTATGCCCCAGGAACTTTGCGGCGAATTATAAAAGGCTTGCGGAATCCCATTACTTCACCGGACGGACGAGGTAATTGACTGAATTCAGCATTACGCCAGTATCAATAAGTGTGCGACTGGATTTCTTCTTTGCAATCGTGGCAGGAGCGTTAGGCGGCGCAATGTTGGATAAAATCTTCTTCTTCACTCTATCCGTATGTTTCATTCCGATTTTGTTTAAAGCTGAATAGACGGTTGCATTTCCAGACTTTACATCATCATAACCACGATCTAAATCAGCTGTAATAGCGCTGATGTTTTCATCAAACGAAGTACGCATGAATGAACGCTCAGGAATGTTCGCCGTGCCGTACTCGTTGTAAGTGGCATACTCGGCAATAGTCACGCCTTCGTCATTGGTTCCG